CGCCCGCGGAGACTTCTTATATATTAAATACCCCACATAAACACTGACGTTTTAAACGGCAACGGGATTTTCATTTCCTGAAGGGAACACTTCGTAATTCAAAAAGTGTTGGTAATGCTAACTCTTTTCGTCAGCGCGAGGGCGCTGGCGCGAGCGAAGCGGTCTATATATTAAGGATTAACATGACATCTGACGTGAGAAACGGGAACGGGAATTTCACTGAAGGTGCAACCACCATGCAAAGCTCGTGATCCCCACCAGCAGCAGGATGCGGCCGGATCTAGTAATTAATAATACAGCTAGAACTATAGCAAACGTTTTCATTATAAACGGGATTAAGCTGCGCCTATAGCACTATACCTTTCACGCTCACTGCAGATCTCGTGAGCTCTGACTTCAACGGCCCACCACACCAGTTCATTCTTCAACTGGGTCAGCGATCCGACATCCTTGGATACCTGCGCAACCTTGTCTATCAGCTTCTCGCCTTCGTTTTGCGCGTACTCATGTAACAGGTCCCAAATTTCTCTCTCATGATCGTCGTGGAACTTCACGGTCTCATTGTAGTAGATGATACCACAGACGCCTCCACTGCAGCCATGCTTTGAAATGTCCTGGATCAGGAAGACCTCTTCCTTTTCCTCCTTAAGTAACCAATCTTTAATATCCATATGCTCCTTTCATTAGGCAGCCCACCAAGAAACAGGAGCCAAACATATGAATGTTTAGAAATCTTAATGAGCTACCATTGAAAAGCTTATCATATCCCATCTCGAAGTCAATCATTTTCTCCATTCACCTCCACCACCTTATTCACCTCCACCACCTTCTGCCCAGCCGGACCAGGCGCTCACCCCGGTTTTATATATGTTAAACAGCAACCCCAAAACACTAGGAAACAGAACGGGATTACGGGATTTCCATCTCCGATCCTGAAGACGCCTGTGGCGAAACTCATCTGCGTTAAAAAAAGTGAGGAAGCACGGACTTCTTCGCAGGTCGTCGCGCGGAGCCCGCGGGAACTCTTCATATATATTATTTAAAAACCACAAGATTGTTGGTGTAAACGGGAACGGGAATACGGGAATTTGGGCATTTATTCGGTGTGATCAATTCACCTATAGGAAATTTTTAAGGCATTTCTATAGCTCAGCCACCCAATCCCACGATAGCCCATCTACAATGTAATGTCAAATTTTTTTTCACGGCTGTCCTGCTGCCGCCGGCGCCGGAGACCGATGTATAAACAAAGCTCCTAGAATCATTGGCTGTCAACGAGAAACGGGATTTTCAGAAGGGACCTGGCTGCTGCCCAGCAACTGTTCTAGTTTAGACCAGTCATACGGGTGCTGTAACGTCAAAACGGGAAACGGGGTTCCGTGACCGCGGACTATGCTACTATCGTAAACCTTTAAGGGCGACAAAGGGAGGGCTCGGGCACACACAAAAACTTTACCTCCAAATTTAGAACGCTCGTAAATCCAAGCCTTTTGATACTTTGAAAGGCGGATGTGGTTTCCTTTACTTACCTTAAGCTCTAACCAATATGTCTGTCCATTAGTACACCCATTAACGTCTGGTACACCTGGGTCGACTCGACTTTCGATTCGTACTAAATGCGAGTTTTTTAAACCTTTTTTGAGTTGTTGCCAGAGCTTTGCTTCTGGACCTTTTGGCATTGACTACTCCATTAATTGCAGAAAAAAGATAAGGTAAGAACCATTTGTTATCACGAATAACTTGAGTCAATAAATTGGTCAACGCATTAACTGTAAGCTCCTCCTGCTTTTGATTTTTGAGTGGACCACCATCAGCACTTAACCCCGAAATCTCCAACCCGGCATGCAATACTTCGTGTAAGAATGTATTACCTTCCTCAACACCCGTAAGAGTTTTCTTAATGTAAATCTTTTTAGCTTCCGAATCATATTCTCCTAGCGTCTTATCTGCGCCCTTATCTTTAAAAATAACACGTTTAATTCCTAAGTTCTCATATCCAATTTTAATTCTTCTTTTCAGCATGCACAATAACCTCTCCCACATGCATCCTTACCATGTCGGGATTATTTATGAAATTTAAAACAGCAAGAAAATCAGAAAACTTATTTGTTCTCTGCATCGTCTGCTTCAACGACTTTAGCTTCCTCTGCTGAAATCTCGATAACTTTGTTCTCGCCAAGCTCATGATTCAGGCTCCTTATCTCCTTTATTAAATCTTCCTTGCTCAATGCAGATAAATGTTGCGTTTTAATTTCTTTCCGGTCAATATAAAAACCTGCTGCCTGGCCAAGTCTAAACTCAGCGTTGATAGCTGCGGCCATCTGGCCTTTTCCTTCAGCAGTATCCGACAAATTATCTAGACGTTTTAAATGGCGGAGATAATCTTTATAATACTTAACGCCCTTCTCACGCATGGATTCAATATAAGAAACCACGTGGGGATATTTATCAGAATTAGTTAGGAGCGAGCCCCACTTCTCACAAGTGTCGGGAGCATAGCCAGCTTTCTCCGCTGCTTTCTTCTTGGTGATGTCTGGGTAATTGGCGACAAAGACCTCCGCAAACGTACGTTGCTTAGGTGTCAAATGTAAAAAAGTCTTTTTCCTGTTAGGTATTGTTAAACCCGTCCTGTCCATTTAAAGCTCCTGTATAAGATAATCTAGACTAAATATATATCATAAGAAGCAAAAGGTCACCAGTCCTCTAGACTTACCTATAGTAGTATGAAATTCTGTGTACTTTCTGTGTACTACCATGAAAGAATAACTGTTGGTATGGTTATGTTATTAGTACTTTTCTGTGTTTCTGTGTACTATCGAGGTAAAAGTACTTGAGAGAGGTGTTATACTTCAGAGTATCTATATAGACAGCCAAGTTTCCCCCGAAAATGAATAGGTGCCACTATAGACATACTAAACAAGTGGACACTTTACGACAATAAAGTTCCCCTATTAGCTAACTCAACAACCGAAAGGAGGTATTAAATATGGAAAAAATAGTGAAATTCTTTTTCGTACTCTCAACCAGGGCACGAAAAGACTACACCAGAGGGCACGGCCTCTCCGCTATCCATTTAGCTATCATGATTACACTCAGTAAGTGTGTGACTGATAATGAATACGAATACGCCAATTTTGGCGCTAGATACGTTAAGCTGAAAATGGATGAGCTGGTAGGCTACAATGTTCCTTACATTCAGGTCATGCAGGGTCTAAACCGGCTGACTGAAGTAGGATTCTTTGAAAAAACCAAGGATTATAATGGTATATGGAAATACTGCTATAATATTGAAAGACCCCTCGAATCTAAACAGAGGTCCATCTAGATAAATACCCCAGGTAACCAGTATCGGACAATCCTATGAAAAAAGTTATCTGGGGAAACTAGACCTGGTCTATAAAGTTAGAACGCTTCCAGATAGTAGATCGCCCAGCCCCAGTAGGCTGCTGTTAATAAAAGTAGAACGATCTTAATAGTCATAGTTGTATTCTTGGTCCGTTCATGGAACGGATTATCAACAGGCGAGCAACAAAAGCTATCAATCATTGCTCGCCTGAGTGGGATATTCACAAATTGTTTTGAGGCTATTATGAAAATCTTCTAACTCTTATATACACTAACTCTTTTAAAAAACAAGCGCCAAATCCATGACCGGGTAATACTTACACCGGTAAAGATCAAAGCGATTCCTATGCTGTCCAAAATTGTCGGGTAGAGCCCAAAAAAAGGGAAGATATAAATTTGTATTAAAATCGCTAGAATAAACCCGGATCCGACATCAATGAAACTTTCAACGAAACTTTTCACATTAATCGTCGCTATTATTTTCTTCTAGTTCCTCAATAGCGTCGTCTATTTGATCTAGAATCTCGTGTTCTTTTTCCTCTAGTTTGTCCAGTTGCGCTTTAAGCTTTCTCAGTTTTTTAGCTATCTTATTCATATTATCTTTTCTTTTTCTTTTTAGCAGCAGCTTTATGTTCTTTCATAGCTTTTGTACGAGCTGCTCCTTTTTTACCTTTATAGTGTGTTGGCATTATTATTTCTTCTTTCTTTTTTTGGTTGCTTTTTTCTTCTTGCCTTTTTTCTTTTTCTTAGTAGCCACTATTTCCTCCTTCCATTTATTACCTTCGTAAAAAAATTCTTTTCTTAATCTTCCTTTCGAGTCATAATTTAATTGATAATAATCTTTTTCGCTTATGACCATCTTATATTAGAGGGCGGTTAAGTCTCCCGCTCCGCCCCCTGAAAAGAGCACACATTATATGTACCTTATTTCTTTTTATCGTTTTCTTTTTCCTCTTTCAAGAGATTATTTCGTTTGTAGTTGTTCCATCTACAGTTGATAATTCGGAGTCCAGTTTCTGATAGGATTCGTATTTGATAGCCATCAGGTTTTGCTTCCTCCCAATGTCTAATATAAGTAGGTAGGTCCTCCACACTGGTCATAAACTTAGGATCTGGTGTTTGTCCTTCTCTGAGCCTTCGCAAGGCTTCATCCACAATCTTATGGATATCTCTCCATTTAGTATCCTTTTTTACTGTCGCTATCATTTGTTCTAGATCCTGCATACTCGCCTTCATTTACCTTTTCGCAGCATATCTAATTCTTTTTTATATACCGAGCTATCGTATTGATGATCTTTTTTCATTTGCTCGACCAGCTTATGTTCCTTCTCATACATGTCTTTCCAGTATCTGTGATAATCAATTTCCTTTTTAAACTCTTTCTTGTTTTTCATTTTATCCGTAGCATTCCTATCTCTTTTCATACCTGCCGTTATACAAGCACCCGTTTCCTTTTTTAATTTTATATCTTCCAGAACTTTATTTGCTTCATTATAAGTCATCTTTGGATTTTTTTTTAGGATGTCAAACAAAGTAGGATCGTTCTCTTCTTCTTGGATTTTTTCCTGAGCTTCGGTCAGAGGAATTCTCTGTGCTTCCTCTAATCGATCCATGTCCCGAAATTTATCGGGGTCGTCTAAGGGTTTCCAGGTCACGTTTGTATAGGTTGGTTTTTCCTTTGTCATAAATATGGTTTTTTATACTTTTTTCTGTACTTACAATGCTTAAAATATCTATTCCATTATAAAATTTTGCATAAGAATTTTGGCTAAGGGCCACACCTCCGGCACTGCTTAAAAGAGCAAACTGAGAGCAACTGGTACACACCATTGAGAGACCTCCCAATAGAATTAGTTTCTTTATCATTTTTTTCTCTCCATAATCATTTTACGGTCGCCATTGGCAATGAATTCAAAACCAAAGGATGCAGCTACATTTTTAACGAGTTGAGAGTCGTATGTCTGCCAGTCGTCAAAAATAAATATTGACCCTACCACAGATCGTTGCGCAAAGAAAACAGTCTCTGCTACCACTGTAGGGGTCATGTGAGGCCCATCAAAATGGACTAGATGATAAGTATTGAGTTTATATTCTATACCATCTTCATAGAAGGGAACTCCATTAAAGTATGTTTCAAAAAACTGCGTGTCTGTCATATTCATAAGTTTATATCTCTTCATTTCAGCAAAATCTTTAAGGTGTTCCCTCAGCATCTTATTACTGTAGTCCACAGTTAAGGGTTTTGGGATTGTATCTCTGTGAGAATAACAAAGGTCCCCATAAGGATCGATTCCGATATGGAAATGTAATCCCGAGTAAATTGGTCGGATATACTCCATAATCAGCTTACTACCGAGTCCTCGTCTGACTCCGATTTCAGCTGTAAGTAACGGTTGTTTTGATTCTAGCTTAGCTACGCGTTCCGCTGCGTTAGTGAGAAGAGGATAGTCCTTGCTGTCTCCTTCGATCATTTAAATATTTTTCTCTTTGCTTAAGATATTTTGTTTGATGAGATTCATATTTTATTTTTTTTATTTTCCAAAGTTTAAGGTAGTTGCGATAAATATAACTGGGATCAAAATTAGAGAAATTACATACATCGATAAAATCTTGAGTTTGTTTCTTGAACCATTTGATGGCTTCGTCTTTAGCAACAACGAGAGTCCGTTCGTATCCTTGATAAGTACAATCATCAAAAGCTCTCCATAGTACTGCTTTCCAAAGTCGTTCTTCGGGTAATGTCGTAATCATAGCTCCTGTTTAACCAGGGGCAGAATTTGGAAGATCGATGATGGTAACTCATTGATATGCTGCCCCTAGTGTAGTATTAGATACTGGTCCGTTGTCCGTTGTTCTAGCACCTTCTAGAGTGCATATAGGAC